TATATTCTTCATATCAACGCACATAGCATAGTTTTCCCAAGGACCTCTTAATAGAGGTTCAGCAACAAAGTGTAAATTACCAAATATAGTATTTATCATTGTTACATTATGTCCAAAGGAGCCCTTAACATTTTGAGCGTCCATTCTATATTGTGAGGAACCTATAGAGTTATTCAAGAAAGAACCATTACCTAATTTATTTAGATAAGTAATTACTTTTCTTGAAGCAAGTACTAACTTGTTTCCAGAGTTTCCGCCTTCAGGTGCAAAGTAATCTTCCATTGCATCTAAGAAAGCATCGTATCCAGAAGAAGCATAACTCATATTATATACCTTTCCATTTACCTCGGTAAAAGGAACGATACCATGAGTATAACGCTTAGTATTAGCCTCAGGATTAGGTGGTGTACCGCCTGAATCACCTGCTAAGGTCATACCACCAGCACCTCTACCAAATAGAAATGCTTGCTCTAGGTCCATTTTATGTTCCATAAGCTTTTCTTGCCAGATTCTCTGATACTCATTTTTAATACCTCGGTATTCAGTTGCTCTTGCTGTATTAGAGAAAAGATTCATTGCAGTTTTGAAAATCTGACAATACCCTTCTCTATCCATCATTGCATCTTCCCAACCAAGAGGAGCAGTTGTACCTTCACCCCATGCACTGCCAATTACTTGGCCTTTGCCACCAACTAAGATATCTTCTGTAGAAGACATATCAGGTCCAACTACAACTACATCTTCACCAGCAATAGTTGTTGCAGCACCACCATGAACAATCTCACCTTCTGTACCAGCTACAGTACCAATTACTGCAGTATCTTTAATCTGTACAGTTACAGTGCCTTCGTTTGTTGCTAATGTTAGCACATCACCAGGAACTATAAATTTACATGGTTGGTCAGCTGCAATAACACCTTTGTCATTGTAGCCACATTTTATTATCAGGTCATTATCAGCACCAAATGCAACTCCACCATCTTTATCTAAGTTGCTTAGTGCTGTTGTTACTTCAAAATTCCTTCTTTGCCATTGATGTCTCTGTTCAAGAAACTTAAAAACTGGGTCGTTAGTAGGTTTCTTTGCCACTTTGCTTAAGTAAACAAAAAATGGAGACTGTTGAGGGGCTAGTTCTGCAATACGAGACCCGAAATCAAAGAGTCTTCTATTATTGTCAATACTAAAACCCTGCGCTGCGGCACCAAAGGAAGGACTATATTTACTTTGACTACTTGTTGCCATTATTAATCACTCCAATTAACTCTCTCTCATCTGTCGTGAGACCTTCGAGTAGAGTTGGTTACCACGGATTCTTACCTTTATAATCCGCTATCATATTGTCCATAATCTTATCAGATTCACTTCTCTCGTCACTGCCACTACCTTGACCTGTCTGAACCCCCATCGGAGATGGAATTTGCTGAGCTCTTTGAGTTTGTTGAAACTCAGGACTCGGTCCAGCATTTTGGTCTGGTTGACCTTGACCTTTCTGTAATCTATATAACTGTACAAGATTATCTAAGGACAGTGAATTTGGGTCTGACATCTGTTGAATGAATTCCTGTGCATCGCCGTCATTAAATCCATAATGACCTTGAAGATGAGTATTAACATCATTCATTTGTTGCTGTTGAGCAGCATATGCTTGTTGTCTTTGTATCTCTTCTTGCCTTGCATTTTCTTGAGCATCAAGCTTTTGCTGCATTTGTGCAACAGTATGCTCTTGCTTAAGATTGGAATATTCAGTCATACTATCACGCCATTCCTCATATTCATCTATATACCTAGCACTTTCACTATTAGGGTCTGAATATGCTTCATCCCTATTGAATGTTCTAGGTTTATTGGGCTTTTCTGGAGGTGAAGGAAATTCTTCCACAGGTTCTGCCGCTGGCTGTTGCATGGTCTGCATAGCATTCATCTGAGCTTGTAGCTCTTGATTCTGCCTTTGTATATCAGCTAATTGATTCTGATTCTTTGAAGCTTGACTCTGCCAATATTCAAAACGTTTATCATCATTCTTAGCATTATACTCTTGCGCCTGCTCTTCTATAGGGGCAGCTTGAGGTGTTCCCGCTGTTTGAGGGGAAGCCTGTTCCTGAGGTTCTGTTGTTTCCTGACTACCAAAAAACGCCTCCTCAACTGACTGATTACTACTACTAGAGTCCTCTGCTGGCCACGGTCCGTCAAATGCTTCATTAGCATCATTAGGGTTGGCACTTTGAGGAGTGTCTACCATATTGTCTGTCATTTCTTTTTACTCGCTTTCGACTTGCCCTTGGGACCGCCTGAAGGGGTGGAAGTCTCTTTTTTTATTGAATCAGCGACATCACGCTTGATTACGGCCATATTATCATCGAGTCGTTTTTCATATACTGAACCTGCAGCCTTCGCTTTATTGCTTACCTGGTCAAGTTCAGTCTTAAACTTCTCAACTTCAATTCTTTTTCTTAAGTTAACAGATTCCCTATCTCTTGTTTGTAGGTCTCCTTTTAACTTTTTATTCTCTTCGATTGACTGCTGCAATTGAGCTTGTAGCTGGCCAATCTGGTCTGTTCTTTGTAGTACACCTTCCATATCAAATACTTCTGTCTTCTTCAGAACTTCAATTCTATCAACAAGACCTTTCTGATAAGCATCCATGTAGAACTCAAGTTCTGCGTATCTATTAGAAGGTAATGTACTACCTGCTAGATAAATTACGTCATATTTTCCAATTGTAATATCATTAAATACCATTATTTCGCCTGTTTTATCATCAACTAGCTTTTTATTTATAACATAATCGTTCAAAGAGTTATTAGGTTGTATAACTCTAAATACTTTCTCAGTAGTATATAGTTGCTGCATTAATGGAATTGCAACTTGCCCTACTTTAGTTAAGCCAGCTTCTATATCAGCTAACTTAGATTTAATTTTTCTTTGCCCAAACTCATCAAGACTAATAGTAGCCTTATATGTTTGTGGCGCAGCTTGAGAGTTACCCATCATCATTTCGTATAATCCTAACTGATGGTCTATATCTTGCTTAGCTACTTGCTCTCCATTGTAAAGTTCATTCGGAAGAGGCGATGGTTGAACTGGCATTGGGGCGCCATCAGTAGGGTCATAAGGAATAGCTACTCCTGGTTGAGCCCACTTCTGTTCAAACTCATTCATATCTACACTGCCTTCTGGTACAAGTATCTTAGTATTAGTACTTGTTGTAGCATGCGCTACTATCAATGAACGCATTTTATTAATATACTCCTGCAATCCTTTTATCATTCTTACATCTGACTGAGGATATGGAGTTCGTGTATGCAAACTCATAAATGGAACTATAGGATACTTCTCTATAGGCAGCTCTCTGCTGTATAAGTGCTTATCTCCCATGATAACACACATCTGCACTCTCTTAACTTGCACAGTTACAACATTTATTTGCCTTCTTTCTATTAATTCGCCAAAAACTAACTCTTCTACTTCCATTGGCTGTTGAGGCATAGGTACTTCAGCAGACTCATCAAGCCCCATAGAATTCATATTTGCAGCCATAGACATTTCATGCTGCTTTCTTATTTGTTCGAATTGAGCCATCATTTGAGCAGCTTGCTCTTGGTCAGTAATTATCTGGCCATTCATTATCCAAGCAGGTTGCTGAACGTATTTAGCGAATTCATCTTCATTTAATAGATGCTCTTTCTTGCTAAATGGTTCGTATATTCTATATCTATCAACAACAGTCTTATAATATCTTTCATATCCTCTTAGATATTCAGTACTATCTGTCCTGTCGATATCTTCGGGGAAGTGAGTAGCCATATCGTTGGCTCTGCCTGTTTCTGGTCTATCATGGTCAAAATCGGCAGTATTATTATCAGCATTCTTAATAGCCTTTTCATACATAGGGTATAAATTAGCTGCCTGTTCTCTAGTGAATAATCTAGATATAATGATATTTTCTGCATCCTCAAAGAACTTATCTCTACTATTAGGGTCAACATAAACGTCAAGAGGGTCTACATCATGAATGCAAACCTCACCCTTGCCCATATCCATCATAGGGTCTTGGTATACATGAATGTATCCCAGCCCCATTACATAGTAATCATCTATCATTTGGCGAACTACTGTCCTACCATCTGAAATATCATACATATATGAAAGAAGTGAACTAAATACTTGTGCGACTTTATTATCTGAGTCTTCTCTAGGAGCAACCCTAAAGGAAGGTCTGTTAGCAGACATCATAGATTTAGCAGCTTCTACTGCTGGATGAACTCTATTAACGACTAATGGCGCTTGACCACGAGCCTTTAAAATAGTCTCCTGCTCTTCTGTCCATTGTCTGCCTAATCTGAATTCTTTATCTTCTTTAGCATGCTTAGCCCAGTTATCTCTTTTGTTACCATATTTCTTAAAAAGGTCTAAAGTATCATCTACTAAAGCTTTACCCGTAAGTTTCTTTTTTGCGCTATATGCCATTTCGAAATTTAACTCCTACATTGTCAACCAATCAAGGAATTTCTTTTTCTTTTTTTTGTCATACCGTTTTTCATCGTATTCTTCGAACCTACATGGCTTCGCTCCATCGAGCGCTGTCCATATACCATCCATGACATCGTCATGCTTTCCTCGAGGGTATGACAAGAATTCCTGTTGGCCTGCTATATCTTCAGGTCTCCAATAAAATTGCCCCCTGGCAAACATTGGAACTAAAGAAAGTAATCTTTCTGATTTACGAGTTCTAGGCTTAACTCCCTTTTCTAATCCAGGGATATATAGACCTTCTTCCCTCATAATGTCTCGTACGCCTACTCTTAATGCTTCTTGATATCCAGTTGTTTCTATCTTCATTCGTCTAGGTTTATACTTTTTATATATATCAATAATTTTTTGAGGCTGTTTAGAAGGAGATATCTTATCTCTAAAGATATCTACCGCATACTTGTTACCCTCGTAATCTATTCCAATAGTAGCTATAACAAAGAAATCTGCTCTTGCCGATAGAGAAGATGCTGGGTCTACCCCACAATATACTTCAATAGGAATAATTTTCTCATCTTCCTTTATTTTTCCTATTAAGCAAGGTTGATTATTACGTATTTCAAAATCATAATGATGTAGTTTCATCCATTCAGGCTTAAAAGGAGCATTATCTGGAGACTGCGCTATATTCATGTACTCCTGGTAGAATCCATTTAGATTACCAATCGATTCGAATTCTTCCTTGATTTGCAGAATTCGTTCTCTTGGAAATCTTTCGGGCCAGATGCTCTTTTCATTATCATCCCAGATACTATACCATAGGACTTGCCATGCTGAAGATTCCTTTATCCAATATAAAAAGCAATCCTCTGAGATAACAGTTCCTATCATTACAACCTTACCATCATCTGACAATGAAGGTATCACAGCTTCTGTAACCCATTTCTTATTCTTAGCTCTTGCCTCTGGAGTAAAAGCATTTAATTCAGATTCAAAATCATCAATTATAATAAGATTAGGCCTTGTATCCCCCTCAATAAACCCTCTAACTCTCTGTCCAGTACCCACAGCTATTATCCTCGTACCATTAGCAAGTATAATATCATTGTTAGTCCATCTCTTAGCTGTTAATGGTCCCATATCTCCAAATAGCTCTGCAAACTTATCAGAATGACCTAGATGATACTTTATCCTAGATAAGAAGTTTATAGACTGTGTTTGTGACTCTGATATAATAACAATGAATAAATCCTCATCACTAGGTTTAAATGCTGTTTTCCATAGAGGATATATAAGTGAAGTAGTTGTACTCTTTGCTGTGCCACGAGGGGCCGCTATTGCGACCCTTCGTTGCTCGCTATCGGATAAGGACTTGTAGATGTTGAAGTGGAAAGGAGGTATCTCCTTTCGGAGGGCTGTTGGGAAGCAGTACCTTCCAAACAATGCCATATTACTATATAACTTCTTTAACGCTTGCTTTTGTGCATAGCGTTCTTCGAAATCACTCATCTACAGGTTTAGTTACCGTTCTTGAGGCTTCTATGTGCGATTCTTCTTTAACGATATCATCAATCATGGATACAGACTTAGATTCTATCTTGTCTACAGTCTTTTCCATATACTTCTCTTTCATACCATGCATATCCTGAAGATTCTCTACAGCACGTAAAAGATTAGAAATATCCTTCTTATCCTTAGCCATGCCTATAGCACTCTCAAGTAGGTCTAGAGTATAGCCTTCGGTTAGGCCATGTTCTTGCAATAAACCTTGTAATTCTTCTCGTACCATCTTTTTAAAGACCTCCGATTTCATTGTTCTTTTCCATTTACGCTTTTGGGAGTCTGTTACAGCTCCTATAGCCCATTCAATGGCTAAATCGTAATCTGGCTTTAAAGCAAACATTAATGCCAGGTTCTTCATTTTATCCTGACCTGACTGAACTTCTATATAGCTTTTGCCTGTAAAAGTTACATTTGTCTTGCGACCAGCGACCACAAGCTTCTTAGAAGCGTATTTAGGATTATAAAAGGTATAACCCCAAGGAAAACGCATATATACACTAGTACGCCCATCAGTCGCATCGTACGACGTTTTTTTGATGACCTTAGAAACATAATCGTCATCAGAGATTGCATAATCTCCTGTTTCCGCTTCTTTCCAATATTTGAACTGAATTCCATCTTTTTCAGCCTCTTCCTTCCGATATATCTTATAAGTGACCATGCCCTGGTCCTTATGTTTTATGTTAATGGTATACATTAATAATTAAAAGCATCTTCTACTTTATTGTATGCAGCCATTGTATCCTCTACTGGCTTATTCTTCTTAGCTTTGAAAGATTTAGCATATTTAGCTCCTGCAGCAACTGCTCCTAATTTAGGGTTATCTATTAATAATCTCCTAAGGCCCTCATTGCCCTTAGTGTTATATGTATTATAGATATCTTGATAAGATACTCCTTCTGGATATTTATCAGTCATTGTTGCTTTTCTAGCTGCAGGCCCATAATACGCTTTAGATGGCCCTATATTCCCTTCTGCATCCTTCATATTTACCAAATCAAATAAAGTAGAAGGTTCCATCTGAGCATATGATGCAGCTAATTCATTATTTGCTCCAGGTGTAGTTACCCACTGCTGAGTAGCTTTATTTAGATATCCCTGAGTATCTCTAGGTATACCACCTGCAGCACCAGACTCATGAAACATAGTATGGTAAAGTAAATTAGTAAAATCTTCATTACTCATATCCGTCTCTGACTCTCCAAAGGCTGATGCACCTGTTCTAGCTAAATCCATCAACATCGGATTCGTAGGCTGCTGCATCTCTGATTGAAACTTTGACATTTTTTCTGGATTCTCTGTAGTCTGGTAATGTTCTCCCCATAATTGAGCCATTTGATTGTAGTCAGCAGGATTATCATTATCGCTAACATTATTAATTTCTTGCTTTAAATTATTTATACCTTGATTAGCCATTAAAAATCCCATGTATATTTTGCAGAGTATCCAGGGTCTATGCCTGGAGCTCTCTTTGTTAAATCAGGACCCTTTGGTCCCGCTAACTCTAATTGTCTATTCTTTCCTAAATCAAAGTTAAGATATTGCTTTCTAAATACATCATACAGCACATCTAGTGCCTTAGATGGATAATACAAGTGAGGCTTCTCTTCAAAGTCTATATTCTGAGCTTCCTTAGCTTTCATAGCATAATCCCAGAGAGATACAGCCTTAATTGGGGGTAAATAGCTAGATACGTCAGATAACGTATAATCATGTAGCCCTTTCTTCTTTGCTTGATTAGCCAACGCCTCTCCTAATTCTCGATAAGTAGTGTTTCTAGTCTTTTAAAGCCCTCATCTATCTTAGCCTCTATTTTAGCTACACTAACCTTCAATTCTCCAATAGCTTCAATGTTTTTATTGATTCTGACAGAATGCTTTGTAGCTTCTGCCTCCATAGAATCAACTCTACTGGCCATAATACCCTGAGTATAGAAGCAAGTAGCTAGTACTGTACCCAAAGTAATCAATGTTCCTACTGAAATCTTCTTAAACTCTATCAATTTACACGTCCTTTATAATTGCCGCTACTAAACACTGTACATTTCCTTCTCCTGCACTACCACTACCACCCATATTTGTGTCTATAGAGATAGCATGAAGGTTTCCTACAGTCGTATTGGGCATCTTGCCCCACCAAACCTCGTTAGGACCTATTTCAAGTCCATCTACAAGATTATATGCTGCAGTACCTCCATCAAAACAGATATTAATAGCCTCGTCCGTAGCTGAAGAACCATCCGTAGTCGCTGTATTCTTGATTAAAAGGAATCTAACCTTGTCAGATGTTGTTATCGCGGCTGTACTACTACCAGTAGCAGTACCAGCGGCTGCACTTAAGAAATCACCCGCTATCAAGTCTGCACTTGTATTAGTTACATTGACGAGTCCATAGAACCACTTCTCACTAGCCCCACTAGGGGTAACTGTAATTGTAGCTGCGTCCAATGTCTTTGCTATTTCGTCTGGTAAGATAGTTGCTGTTACTGCAATACTCGCTGCGTCTGCCATTAATTCTCCAATTTTACATGATAACTTAAGAAAAAAACAGAATCAATTCCAAATACTTCTTTTCTAGGTACTATAGTACTACTACAGTACTAGTAATCTGTCTAAGTATAAAGTAACTATAGTACCTTAAAGCACTATAGTACTACTATAGTACTACTACGTAGTAAAATACACCGATTAGACAATTAAACAAGAAAAATTTTAAAAAAAATATTTTAGAATGGATGCACCTGATATACCATTGATGCCCAGTGCTTGATTTCACGCCCATAGGGGGTCGCTTTGTGTTGAAAAACAACACTGCATCGACCACCACTAGGGCAACAGGCAACGATACTCAACATCTAGTAGTCCTACGCACACTATCTCTAGCTACTACAACTACGGCTTTGTGTGTGCGTCTTATTGTGCGTTGAGTATAGTGCCTTAGTATAGCTTATACTTATCTTTTACTACACATACTCTACAAATACTCACTATTGTATTCGCCCTTAATCTCTACCTAATCTCTGCCTCATACAAGTATCAGAGATACATCGTTCATACAATATTTGTCTACTATGTGTAGGAAAAGATGAACAAGTATAAGCTTTCAATCTATCGCCCTGTCCATCAATTTTGCCTCTTCTATTCACGATATCATATAAATATAAAAAGGAGAAAATATCGTGAAAGAATTAATTATGAACTTATGTAAAGCCCTGAGCCTAACATGTGTAGTAACCAAGAAAGGCACAGGACTTAACATCTTCGGGCTAGACGCTGTTGTAGAACGCCAGCTACCCGAAGATGTTGTTACATTCATGAACGAAGTTAGAGAGCTTGGTAAGAATGTAACATTCTTCCCACCTTCGCCTGAGAATCTAGAAAAAGGGCTCGGTGGATGTATCTACATAGGCAAATCTGGAATGCAATCTGCTACATCTGAAGAGATTGATGCTTGCCTAGATAAGATATAGAAAAGAAGGGAACTTATGTTCCCTTTTTAATATGTATTTAATAAGTGGTGGTTATTTGGTTTAAGGGAACATACGCGGATGTGTGGCGTGTAACCACCACATAATATGAGGTATGATATGAAAAAAGGTATAGTTTTATGTAATGGATGTAGTACTAAGTTTAGTGTTAATGTCCATAAACGAGAAGAGAATGGTGGTTATATTACATCTCTTCCTAGTTGTAATCATCATGAATGGAAGAAGAAGAAAACTAGCATTCATAATAAAAAGAAACGAGGTACAAAGTGAAATATAAAGTAATTAATCTATTAAGTGGCACAGTTACTATCGTAGTTGCCAAAGGGTTACTAGATGCATTTGAAAAGGGTCAGAATTATTTTAGTGAACCAAACAGGAACAAAGTACCTGTTCAGGTGTTGAATTAGGTATGTTACGAGGTTAGATGCTTGATGTTTAGCCTCAAAATTAACTAATGCAGCGGCAGTTAGGAGAAATATAATGATAAATCATAGCTAAATGATATATTAAATAAATAGTAAAGCACGAATTTATTAGAGGATACCCCAGAATTAGACAGTTTCCGCTAAAGGTTAAACCATTCTCGGTATTAGTCTCGGTTCGTGCTTTATTATTAAATTCAGGAGAAATAACATGCATTATATATTTAAATTATTAACATTTATTTGTGCAATCATGACAGCAGGATTAATGATGAGAGAGTTTCAATATTTCTGGATAACAGCGATATTAACATTAATATGTGCTGGATTTGCTATGCAAGATGAAGATGAGTTTGAAGCACAATTTGAATCATGGCCAGATGATTGGGAGGATTATAAGGCAACTTATGAACCACCTGATGGCGATGATTCGCAATATGTTAGAACAATGCCAGCATCAGAGTATGTAGATGGCAAGGGAAGAGAAGAATTTAATCTTATTCGTAAAAAAGATGAAGATATTCCATTTTAAATAACACTTAACTAATGAGGTATAACATGAGTAATTCAGAGAAGTTTTATTGTATTTCAGCAATAATATTATTATCAATAGTATCATATTTCTCTATGAACACAAGAGTAGTAGAGAGAGTAACAACTGTATTTGAAACACAAGAAGTTCCTATTTTTGTGACAGATACAGTAACAGTAACTGAAATTGATACTATCTGGGAGTATAAGATGTATAAAGATGATGTAATATTAAATGGAGCTGATGTTGTAATGAACAAAAGGTTTCTATTTAATTTAGCAGAAGATACACCTGCTCCCAACGCAATAAGAGATGCATTACCATTTGGAGATGTATTTAATTATTGGAGAGATATCTTAGGACCATGCGGCATGTTTGATTGGAATGAGAGCTTATATTTAACTTTATATAAGGAGGAATCTATAGATGACTGCTCAAAGGAAGACCTTTAGATATAAAAAGTTTTTGCCTAGTTGGACAAGATTGCAGTTTATCGAATGGGCAAAGAAGAGGTATCCTGAAACCTCGTTTAGTAAATGGAGCAGGAGGAGATTAATAGCTCTTTACTATAATACAAAATAACAGGAGGCTAAAAGAAGCCATATAATAGCGTAGGCAGATGGATATCCTCATATCATCCTATCTTGTCCACACACAACATTTGTCTACGCTTAAATTGAGAGAGTTACGGCTAAAACCACCATCCGTTAATAGCACGGTGATATGTTTTGATACATAGACTACGATGCTTAAGTGTGGTCTCTCTC